CAAATCGGAATCGAGTCAAGCTGAAGTTAAAGAACTGACGGACAAACTAACAAAACTGGAAAAAAAGATGTCTATTAGTGGTGGATTCACCAGTGACAGGTTGGATGGGGAAAGAGCGTTTGATGACCTCTCAGAAGAGGAACAGGAATCGCATCTCCGTAAGGCCGCTATGTCNCTTGATGATTCATTCTAACGGACGAAAGGTATAAATAATGGCTACTAATGTCACTACTGATGCCGCACTGGCGAACCAGTACCAAAATTATTTCAGCAAGAAATTGCTGACCTATGCTGTACAAGCTCTCGTACTAGACCAGTTCGGAACTAAAGCCCCACTTCCTGCGAAGTCGGGCCATAAAGCAATATCAATGTTTAGGTGGGATACACCGAAAGCAACTGATATCAACACCCTCACTGAAGGCGATGCCTCAACTGTGGGAGAACGGGCAATCTCGCTGACGAAAATCAGCAANACGCTCATCCAACGTGGTCAGATTGTCAAACTATCTGACGTTCTAAATGCAACGGATTTATTTAATTCCTTGCAACAGAGTGTCAAGATTAACGGACAAGATGCTGCCATCGACATGGACAACATCACGCGCAACATATTGGTTGGTTCCAATGTGGGCGATAACGTGAACTCAGGTGCGACAGCGATGGAAGGCGGCTATGCTGCTGATATGTCAACTAATCTTGACAACGGTGATACGCTCACCGAAATCTACGCTGACGGAACAAGACAAGTGGACGGGTCAGGGTACGGGACGTTTGAATCGCTAACGACTGATGCGACCCTACTCGACGGTGCTGCTGTCCTGAATGCTGTTACGCAGCTAAAGGTTAACCGAGCGCAACCCACCAGCGGTGGGATGTATGCTGCCGTATGTAGTCCTCAAGTATTGAGCGACATCATGTCGGACAACACTTGGTTGAACGCATCGCAGTACAGTAATGTGGAAGAGTTGTATAAAGGTGAAGTGGGTCGTTTATTCGGCGCAAAGTTCATTATGACAACGAACGGATTCATTACTGCTGACGCACTGGGAACTGACGCTGACCGCTTCATCTATGATGCTGCGGCTGGTGGCGGAACCGCTGCCACGAAGGACGTTCACGCCTCCCTGTTCTTGGGAGAAGGAGCGTACGGTGTGCCGGAACTGGCAAGTCAGTCTCCGTTCAGTCCGAAGATGATTATCACGGATTCAGCAGATAAGAGCGACCCGCTCAATATGCTGATTACCGCTGGTTTCAAGGTCTTCTATACTGCACTGCGGCAGAACCCGAACTACTACGTTGTGATGCGAAGCAAGACTGCTTCCACTGCGTAAAGGTTAAACACGTTATGCAGCCCAAAGGTGGCGTAACTCTTATTATTACTGTGGGAGGGGGGCATTCCCCCTCTCGCAGTAGTTCTGTTGATTCTAAAAAAGAAGGTAATGAAATGATTAAAGTTCCTATGGAAGCGTTGGTTTCCGAAACTGAGGGAGGGGAAGGTCTTACTCCTGCTATTGGCGATTCTGTTGTTCTCGATTCTGTCGAGGGTGAGGTTGTTGCTATAAACGAAGATGGCACTGCCCATGTTCAAATCAAAACTGCTGGCGGTGTTCCGGTTGAGTATGTTGAAGACGTGATTGAGGAGATTCCGGTTGATGCGGATGCTCTTGATGCGGAGGAAGCTGCTCTCGACTTGGAGGGTGACGAACTTTTGGCTGCTGCGGAAGTGGCAGACGAAGAAGCACTATACTAATATGCCTCTTTACTCCTTTGAATCGGAGAGGGGGAATGTTGTTGAGCAGTTGGTTCCGATTGGAACCGAGCGTATCGACATTGACGGGGTTAGATATACCCGCCAAACAGCCCCAGAGGGCTTTGCCCTGACAGGCATCGCTGTCGGAACCCCTTCCCAAGCCGAGCAGGTTAAGGATGGCTACTATAAGCTGGAACAAACACAAGGCTCCAGATTCTTGAGGCAGTCACAATTTACAACGAAACAAATTAAGAAAGCATGGGGGTTTTAGATGGCTACATTAAAAGGGAGAACAATCGCGGGCAGCTATGAAGAGTTGCTGAAAACTACATCGGCAAGCGGTATAACTTCATCGCTTGATACGGTTCAGACAAGTCTCGGAGATGGCGTAAGTGATTCTGCGTTGCAGTTGAGCAGCGTCGGAGTCAAGTCCACCGGAACCCTTGAGGTTACTGGCACAGCCACATTGTCCACTAGCGTTGTTCTTGCGACAGGTGCAACGGTTACAGGAATTGATAATGGCGCACTAGGCTCAAGTGCCACCCTGCTGGCAACTCAAGGTGCAATCAAGACTTACGTTGATGCACAGGTTGGAGCTTCCGACACACTGGCCGAGGTGTTGGCTAATGGCAACACGACAGGTTCGACCAACATCATTGTCACCGCTGGCCAATCCATAACAACCGACACAGTTTCAGAAACAACCAGTGCTGCTGGTGTAACCATTGACAGCGTTCTGGTTAAGGACAACACAGTAACAGCGACAACCTTCACTGGCGCGTTGACTGGTAACGTAACGGGTAATGTAACTGGAGATGTAACTGGAGATGTAACTGGTAATGCGGATACCGTCACCACCAATGCGAATTTAACAGGCGATGTGACTTCAAGCGGGAACGCAACAACCTATAATAATGTAATACCTGTTGCGAAGGGCGGAACAACATTAACAGGGTTTACGGCAGGTGACATTCTTTATGCTGACACCACGACCACATTAGCAAAACTTGCAAAAGGCTCTGACACAGAGGTTCTGACTCTTGCCTCTGGTGTTCCTTCTTGGGCAGCACCTACTACNGGAGACATTACAGGNGTCACNGCNGGGACGAATCTTAATGGAGGGGGGGCATCTGGTGCAGTCACCCTGAACCTAGACACAACGATTACAGGGTTGACCTCGGTTACCTCCACGGACTTTGTGGGTGATGTCACAGGTGATGTGACCGGCAACGCTGATACAGTTACCACCAATGCCAATCTTACGGGCGGTGTGACAAGTGTGGGCAATGCCGCCACCGTCATCACCAATGCCAATCTTACGGGCGATGTGACCAGTTCTGGCAACGCGACCACACTCGGCACGGTTGCAGTCACCAAAGGGGGGACAAACCTTACCAGCTACACGGTTGGCGACATTCTCTATGCCGACAGCACCACTTCGCTGGCGAAACTCGGAGCCTCAACCGATGGCTATGTGCTGACCGCCACGGGTGCTGGTTCTGCTCCAGCGTGGGAGGCACAGACAGGAGGCGGAGATGTTTCCAAGGTAGGCACACCCGTGGACAATCAAGTGGGCGTGTGGACGGGTGACGGCACGATTGAAGGAACCAGTAACCTCGTTTTTAATTCTGCTGGCCTCGGCATAGATGTGACGCCTACTGCACCTATCCACATTGATGCAGCCGGAGCCGGTACTCCGTTCGTTCGTTTTTCCAATTCAGGTACGACACGATGGGATGTGGGTTCTGATGTGGGCGGCTTATCCGCACAAGAGTTTAGTTTTTATAGTCAAGCTGCCAGTGCGAATGTTTTGACCTTAACCAGCGCGGGCCTCGTCGGCATAGGCGGAACGCCATCCCGACCCCTCCACGTTTTTTCGGCAAACTCGGCAGCTATTTCAACACTCTGCCTTGAGAACACTTCTACCGGAGATGCCTCGGTTTGGTTTAAGGAGTCGTCCTCTGAGTGGGCGGTTGGCTTGGACAACTCGGACAGCAATAGCTTCAAAATTAGCTACTCCAGTGAACTAGGCTCCAACGATAGGCTCGCCATCACCACTGCGGGCCTCGTCGGCATCTCAACTGGCTCACCGGTAAGTTTGTTGGACGTACGAGGCCCGACAGGCACGGGTACGGCATCCGCTGGGGTTCTGACGCTCGCTACAAACGAACTCACGATTGTTGATAACGACCAGTTGGGTCGCATCGAATTCAGGTCGCCAATTGCTACGGCAGGAACTGACGCTATCGTTTCGGCAGCGGCAATCTGGGCCGAGGCGAATGCGACTTTTTCGGCGTCAGTGAATTCGGCGGACATCGTGTTTGCGACAGCGACGAGCGGGGCTGCTGCTGAACGCCTACGAATCACTAGCGATGGTGCAATCGGCCTTGGTGGAGCAAACTACGGAACTAGCGGCCAAGTCCTTACGAGCGCGGGAAGCGCGGCTGTACCAACGTGGACAACCGCTGGAGTTGGAACCATCACGGGAGTCACGGCTGGGACGAACCTTAATGGGGGAGGCTCGTCGGGCGGGGGAACGCTCAATCTGGACAATCCTGTGGTGGCTGACCTTACCGGAAACGCCAGCGGTTCATCCGGTAGCTGCACGGGTAATGCTGCCACAGTAACCAATGGTGTTTACACCACAAACAACCTCTCTGTTCTGGCGTCCACAACATCGGCGCAACTGTTGGGGGTGATTTCGGACGAAACGGGAAGCGGCAAGCTGGTATTCGGCACTAGCCCAACGCTGGATGGTCGCGTCATCGTCAAGAATTCCAGTAACAGTGAGGTTGATTCGATTACCAGTAACGGGTCAGGAAGCATAGCCATTGAACTGAATAACTCAAATAACTTCAGCCACACGATGACGGAGACTACAACCCTTGCAAACCCAACAAGCACACTTATTCCGGGCCAAAGCGGTTGCATAGTCATCACGCAAGACAGTGGAGGCAATTCATACGAATTGAGTTACGGAAGTAAATGGCATTTCGAGGATGGAGACAGCGGTGCTTTAAGCACGGCGGCGGATGAGGTTGATAATCTCGTATATTATGTTGCAAGTGCTACCACCATTCACGCTGTCCTGCTGAAGAATTTTTACGCAACATCACCATAGTAAAACAACATAAAAAATATAATGAAAGCATTCACCAGAATTGAAGCACGAATCCTCCCAGAAAAGGGTTCATTCAAGAACGTAATCACCGAATTAGTGGTCGGCATGACGCTCACCAATGATGACAGCGGTTTATCCGTTTATCGGGATACGCTC